CTTCCATATCCGGAGTATTGCCGGGCTAGGAAATTCGTCGGAGTCAGCGGCGCATCGCTGGATTCACTACCCGCCACCCACTCGCCAAACGCGGTCCCGATGAAAAGCCGGCGTTGCGATGCAAGCCAGCGGATCGGCGAGGAATTGGAAAGCGCCAGCGTGGCATAAATCGCCTGATCGGCATCCGTGCCCGTTTCGAAGTTGTTCAGATCGTCCGTGGCGGATAGCCACAGCGAGACCGGCCGGGCCGCGGTGGACGCGAAGCACAGGCGGCTTTCGTGCAGCGTGAGCGCCCGCGGGAATCCATCGCGGGAGTTGAAAGCGCCTTCCGCCCATCGGTAGGTATTCCCGGAGAGCATGGCCGTTTTCGCCGTGCCGGTCATTTCATCGGCGGAATTGTAGGTGTCCATCAGGCAATACCCGGTCACATATTGGCTTTCCGGGATCAGCAGCCCGCGCGGTGGGGAATCGTCATTGTCCAGCCCGCTTTCCGTGGTGCCGCCGTCCTCCTTGATAAACTTCAAGCGCAGCAGCACCGGCGTGTCCTCGATGCCGGAATCCGCAATGTTGCGGTCCCCGCTGGCCTGCCATGACCGGATGCCGTGCCATGACTTGCCGTTGTTCGTGGACCTCTGGAGCTTGAACGTGCCCCACCAGGTGCCGAACGTGTTGAAATTCCATGCGCCATGCACGGCCATGTATTCGGAGTATTTGGTGGAATCCACCGCGCCGATGGCTTGCAGTTCGAGTTGGAAATCCTGATCGTCCCGCTCCGGGCTGATCCGGAAATACTGGCCCGGCGAGAAATTCCCGGCCGTCCATTCCTCGACCATCCGGGAAATCTCCGCCCAATACGTTTCCCACTCGGAACCAATCCCCGGCCGGTTTTCTCCCACCGGGTAATGATCCAGAATACACTCGAACGTCCGTCCACCGCGGGAAACCACAGTCCCGGTTTGATATTTTGTCGGCCGCCATTGCGCCGGCGTCGTGTAGGGCCCGATCAACGTCCAATATGATGCCCAGCCAGCCGCCACGGTGGGTTCCTGAGTGGCCGCCATGTGGGCCTGAATGCACTCATAGACCGCGGAGCTTCCCCGGTGGAATTTCTTGTCCCCGACTCTGTTGTAAGAAATCCCCCACTCGGTGAAATGCTCCCAATCCGCGGACGCCGCGAGCGTCGCATCGAGTTCAGATGCCCATACCTCTTCGTGGTCCGTCAATGACTGATAAAGGTGTTCCGAGTCCGCGAAATTGAAATTGCCGAATCCGCCGGTTTCTCGCGGATAAACCCAATCGCCGACGCTGTAACTCCACTGCCGCGACCACGCCACCTGTTCCCGGTCATCCGCCAGCAGCGTGATCGGATCTCCGTCCTCGTAAAACATCCGCTGCCAGTAGTCCCGCCAATCCGCGCCGGTGCCGGGTTTCTTCCCGCTGGATGCCGTATGGTCCTTGATGCACTTCCACTCGCAGTTGGTGAAAACCACGTCATCCACATAGTAGTCCGTGCCATCTCCCCAATCATCGGCCACTGGATTGCTGGCCACGGTATAGGTTTTGTTTTTGTCCGTGTTCTCGTCCAGCATCGGCGCGCGCTTGAACGGGATGAACACCAGGTGCCATTCCGTGTCGTTCGTCCGCTTGAGCCGCAGCGGGAAACTGCCGGGATGCGTGAAAAACGCCACGTCGTTGATTTGCACCATGTGCAGCGCGCGGATCGCGTCTTCCCACGGACCATCCGGCCAGGTGTATCCGTCCATGAACGCCACCGTGTCCGCAATGGTCCCATCCGTGCGGTAAATCGTCAGCACATCCGGCATGAAGTGCAGCAGATACCGGTCACCGGTGGACGCGATGAACGGGAACATGGTTTGGTTTTCACCCACCGTCACCGGCTCGGTGTCCACCTCTATCCCCGCCAGAGAGACCAAACCCGGCCGTTTCACCACGCCGCCATACGGCAGCGCGAGGAAGTTCCGCAGCGTCTCACAGGAAGACGCCGCCTTGTCCAGATCCGTGCGGTGCCGTAGATACGGCGAGACCTCGCCGGAGTTGAAGGAAAGGAATGCCGTGTGCATCAGTAGGGTGGGCGTGGGTTGCCATAGCGGGCGCGGACAAGACCGGAGCGCGCCGCCAGTTGCCGTGGGCCGAAGTTTTCTTTAGAGCGCGTTTCGCGGGAGTCCTTGGAGCGCGCCTTGCCCAGCGCCATCTCATGCTTTTGGAGGAAATCCGCGGCCATGGATTGGTCTTGCGCCAGCTTCGGCGCGAGGCGGGATGCCAGCAGGAACGCCACGGCATCCGTGAACGTCGTCGGCCATTCATCCACCGGAGGCGCATTCGTGATATAATGGATCACCGGCGCGTCCGCGTCGGTTTCTTCCAGCAGCAGGTGGCGGCCTTGGATCTCCCAACGGTTTTGCGGCACATCGATGTCCGTGCCATCCAGCTTGATCACGCGCAGGCAATCCGATGGCAGGTTGAACGCGGAGCCAAACGCCGGCGCATAGACGCTGGAGGTGGACGAACCGCCGGAAAGATTGGTGGCTGCCAATGTGGACACCGCGCCGGTGCCGTCGCTGGTTCCGGAGTTTTCCGCGGTCACCAGCAACGCCGCTGCCGTGCTTGCAGCCGCAGCCGCGATGACTTGCGCCGCAGTTGCATCGATTCCAGTTAAAACAGCGGTGGATGATGGCGCAAGCCCGGTTGGATCTGCGGTGTAAACCGCGCCGTCCGGAGTCGCGGATTCGTTGAACCAGTTGTAGTAATACAATCCTGACCACTTGGTGATTTTGTAACCACCATCTGCCACCGAATAAGAAACCTGCACGCCACTTCCCGCGTTGCCTGTTTTCCACATGGGTTTGCCCTCTTGCCATGAATAGAACGGCAGTGCGGTTGTCACCGCTCCGCTTCCAATATCGATCACCACGGAAAGCGACAGGTTGGCCTTGGAAACGATGATCTTGTTCCCGTCCACGGTTACAATTCCGTCCTCCGGGTAAGCGTCCACCACTTCCACGGAAATGTCATTCCCGCCGGTGCCGGCCACGATGGCGGTCCACAGGATGGCATTGTTTGACGCTTCCGTGCCGGTCACCAGTTCCGCCGTGGTTTCCGTCACCTGTGCCGTCGTGAGTTGCTGGCACCTTGTGGCGAAACTCCACACATGCCCCTCCAGCACCGTCTCGATGCACTGCGGAAGATGCAGGCGCGCGGCTTGCGCGGCCACGGTGGTGTCCGTTTCGTAGGCGGTCAGATACGGTTCCCCAAGGTGATCCAGGGCGAGGTTGGCAATGGCGGTGTAATCGGCGAGTGGCATGGGAAAAAAGAGAGGCCCGCACCGTGGTGAAACGGCGCGGGCCTCCGGGGTTAGCGGTTGCCCGCATGGCCTTTACGCGACGGCGTAGTAGGCGATGCAGAATTCGATGACGGTCGCATCCACTGCGGTGCTGGTCACCACGGTGGCAATGATGTCCTCCTGAGTGGTAACGGTGATCGGTGCAGTCATGCCCAGCGGAGCGGTGCCGCTGGTGCTGAAATACACCTTGCCGCCGGTGGTGGCTGCCGTGGTGAGCGCCAGAGCGTCAGCAAGCGAATCCGTGTTAGATGCGGTGCCGATGTCCAGCGTCAGCGCGGTGCCCGGATCGGTAACGCAATACACCCAGCTTTCCTCCGGAGCAAGGCGCGCGCCGATGGGGATCAGTTCCCCAGGAACAAGCGTCAGCGTGTCCGAAGTGCTCGGCGTGGCCGGGCAGGTCACACGGGAGCGGATGAATTGCAGGATTGCCCCGGTATCGAGCGGATCGAGCGGCGAACGGCCGGCGGTCTGCGCGGTGGTGTGGGCGGTGGCGATGGTGGAATTGGTGTTGGCCATGATGGTTGGTTCCTTTCGTTGGTGTCAGGGTTTGAAATCAGGCCACGGTCGCGTTGATGCGCACCACCTTTTCCTCCTGTTCGCGGCCGGCTCCGATGCTGCACTGAGCAAGGAACTGGATGGCGTTCGAGAGATCCGGGCGGCGGTCAACAGTCGCCTGGTTGTCCGACCAGATGCCGAACTCGGCGGCGCTGGAGACATACAGCGGGATGATCTTGGCGGAAACGTTGTCCGATCCGGCAGCACCCACGACGGTATCCGTCGGCAGGTTGTTGTAGATCACGAAGTTGACAGCGCCCCAGCGTTGCAGGAATCCCTTGTCGTCATAGACGGGGATGCCTCCGAAATCGGTGGAGAACAAGCGGTCGCCGCTGGCAAGGTTCGCTTGCTGGCGAAGACGGGCTTCTTCCTTGGCGTCGATCACGCACCAGAGCTTTTCGCCCATGGCGGCGGCGTCCTCGTTCCATGCCTCATTGGCGGAAAGAATGCGGATGCCCTCAATGAGCTTCGGCGCGGTCAGTCCGGAATCCGTGTCGCTTCCGGTGTAAACGAAATCGACAGGAACGGTTTGGCCGGCTGGAAGCGCGGTGGCGGTGGTGTTGCCATTGGCTCCGACATAGGCATCACCGACAAGCGCATTGATGATGATATTGTCGGCGCGGCGCAGGTAAGCGCGCTGCATGGCAGTGATGATCTGGCCTTGACCGAGGATCGCGGGTGCAAGTTTCTTCTCATCGAATGCCGATTCGAAGTGCTTGGCTTGGAACTCGCGCGGGTAATACCAGCGGCCGTTCACTTCGATCTCCGAAACGGTGACCTTTTTGAAGCGCTGGCCGGTGATTTCCTCGTCTTCGAGGTCGCCGATGAAACGGATTTCCTTGGAAATGCCGGAGAGTCCGCGCTGGACTTGCACCGTTTTCATCAAACGGGAGTCCTTTTGTTGGACGATGTCGCGGAAAGAGTCCGCGAACGTGTCGCGGAATGCGGTAGGAATGTCGTACATGATGGTGATGGAGTTGGAATTTCAAGCGGTGGTGTTCCGGCTCGATTGTCCGCGCGTGCGGGTCGGTGGCCTTATCCCTTCCGGGACCGGGCAACCCATGCGCTCGGGTCCATCACTGGATTGTCCGTCGTCTCGGGTAAGCGTGTGCAGCATGCGCCGCGTCCATCCGTTTCGTGAATATCAGCGGAGAAAGAAAAACCCCACCGGCTGCCACCAGTGGGGTTCCAATCGCGGGGATTGTAAGGGGGAAATCAGCCGTTGGCCTTGTTCCGCAGCGCGGTGACGTATTCGTAAGCCTTGAGCCGGTCTTTCTCGTTTTTCGAGTTCCAAAGCGGTGACCATGTGGGATCTTTGCCCGCTTTGATGTCCTCGATTTGCTGCATCGGCGCGCGCATGTCACCAAATCCGGCAGGCGTGGAAATCCGATCTTCGCTCGTCAGCTTCGAGACTTGCAGCATGAGCTTTGCCAGCGCGGGCTTGGCGGAAATGTCGCCGATGAATTCCGCAATGGCCGGATCATCCGGCAGGATGCCCGCCTGTTCAGCCAGCTTGCTGGTGATGTGGCGGACCGTGGATGCGTTTGCTTGGAAGTCACCGCGCCATTCCGCCACCAGCGCTGCCTTGCTGGCCTCCTGGGCTTTCTGTGCCTCATGCGCGGCATCCGCTGTACGCTTGGCGAGGATTTCATTGAACACACCCACCACCGCATTCAGCGCAGCCGGTGGCGTGTGCGTCCGGTGCGCTGCCTGGACGACCGCGGCAGCAAGCTCGTTGTCGAAACTCATGCCTTCCGGCAGCTTCATGGCCTCCGCCGTGAGTCCGTAGCCGTCCGGGCTATCCGGCACGCCGGCAATCTTGCGGAAACGATCCACCGCCGTTTGCGGCGAGGTGTCGCTGGGATACTCCGCGCCGTTCTTGCGGAAATAATCCAGTTCCGTAAGGATGGAACTGATATGCTTGTGCTTGCCCAGATCCTTGGCATGCGCGGCGAATTCATCGCCCAGCGCAAGAAACCAGTTATCGCCAAGTTTCCCGTCCGGGGAAAACGCGGGCGGAGTAGTGGTTTGTTGTGTTGCGGCACTCGAATCGGTGCTGGTGCTTGTTGTTGTTTGACTGTCGGCCGTGGTTCCGGCGGTTTGTGTGGCGTCAGTTGTCACGGCACTTGCGTCCGCGGCTGTCGCAGTAGTGGTATCACTCATGGTTTGGTTTGGTTGGAGAATGGTGGCCCGCCGGAGGATTTGCACCTCTACACCGTCCAGCGGCGGAGAGCATTGAAATGCGGAGTGATTACCGCGTGAGCTTTTTCAGGCGATCCAGCGCAAACCCGAGCGCCGCATCCGCCGCATGGAATGCCAGCATGAAGGCGATGCGCTTCGGATCTCCGGCATACCGCCGCAGGAACTCCGCATCATCATCGTGCCGCGCGCTCCAGGCGAAGCATTCAGCCGACTTTCCGCCGAGCGGACCCGCGGCCGGTGGCCTTGGGCTTGTCGGGCTTGATGGCGCTTCCATGTTCGCGGCGGGCGTGCTCAAGGTTCGCTTCGATTTCCCAGACGATGGCTTTTCGTCCGTCGCGGGTGGCGGCGGCATGGGAATCGGTTCCGTTGGCTCCGGGGATGAAGGCAGGGCTTCGGGTGGCGGCGGTAGAGTGAAGCCAGGCGAGGACTCGCTTTCCGCATGGGGATTCAAAGGTTGCAAGGAGATCGGCGAGGAATTCCCGTCTTGCGGCGGCGATTTTCTGAGCGTTTTCGGTAGGCGTGGCATGAGTGGTCATGGGTCAGGCGTTGATCAGCATATCGGCGGCTTTTTTCGTCTCCTCCACCCCGCCGAGGTTGCGGACGGATTGCGAGGCGGCCTGAGCGGCGGCCACTTGTTGCGCGGCTTGTTCTTGTTGCGCCATTTCGGCCAGTTGCTCGTCCGTGCGCAGGAAATGCACCGGCAGGCCTTCCGCCCGGATCAGATGCGGCACAATGGTGTCCGGATTCAGCGGGCGCAGCCACGCAGGATCAGCCGCAGCCAGCGGCGAGATGGATGCGATGATGTTGTTGAGCTTCGAGAGATGACCTTGTTCCAGCGCCAGCGCCATGGCGGAAACGTATTCCACATCCGGCTCCGCAATGAACTTGCTCAGATCGTCGGATTGGATCACCGCGGCCGGCGGTGGTGGCATCACGCCTTGCAGCATGAGGAGTTGCCACGCGCGGCGCAGCGTCGGCGTGGTCCACTCCCGGACCATGCTCGAAAAGATCGGGTGGAAAAGCTCGCGGCTTTCCGAGACGATGGCGGAAACCTGCGTGGCCGTGGCGTCCGAGGACAACCGGGAAACCGCCGTGAACAGATCCACGAAGAAACTCGCCTCGATCGCCTTTCGCTTGTCCTGTGCCCGGTCCTTGCCGATGTCATACCGGCCGCCGGTCAGCCACTCGCGCGGGTAGGCATTCTCGCCGTTGTTCGGATCGAACGAGGTCAGCCCCATGGCCGCGAAATCAATTTCATCCTTCATGCCCGCCGGATACAGCACCCGGGGAAACGCCGCGGTTTCCGCCAGCACGTCCAGCATTTGCTCCTGAAAATTCGCCTGTGCCGCTTCCGGCAGCGCATAGTCCCCCGGCCCCCAGCCATACGGCGAGCGCGCATCCGTGGCCCAGCGGGAAACCGCCACCGGCATGGAGTCAAACCCGCTCTCGGAAAGCATCGATCCGCTTCCCGCGTGGACGTAGCACGATGCCACCGGCTTGTTCCGGTCATCGCTTTTGGATGGATCGCGCTCCGTGCGGGGATACAGCGCGTGGATGATTTCCTCAGTCTGCTTGTAACGGCTCGCCGCGTCATCGAATTTCTTCCGCACATCCGCCGGAGTGGAATCCGGGAACATCTCGACGCATTGCGCCGGAGTGATCCGGAACCTCCGGAAAACCACATCCACCTCATCCAGCGAGTTTTCCGCAATGGAGTAGGTGCCGGTCGGTAGCACCCGGAAATGCAGCCCTTTCCCCTTGGCTCCGGCCGTGCATTCCATCGCCGCAATGCCGTGGCCTCCGCGGAATTGGTAGCACTGAAACGCCCGGTTGTAAAAATTCGACGTGCCAAGATACGCCTGGAGGATTTCCGAACAACGCGCATACCAGTTCAGCGCACCCTGATTCTCCTTGAGCGCCGCAGGTGGCCGCAGCACAAACCACCGCGCGCCCATCGGCGTGATGCGGCTCGATTGACCTTGTGCCAGCGTGTCACACGCCCGCATAGCCGTGCCGTCGAAGTTTTGCGCGATCCGGCCCCGCTCCGTGGCACCCGTCGTTTCCACTTGGAAACGCGAGTTCGAGAGCGCCCCATGCCGCGGGAAACAAATCTGCCCCAGATCCTCCCATATGGATTCGTGCGGTAGGCGGATCGCTTCAAGCGCCGCTGCCTGGTCGATGAGTCGTTGCGCGAGGGACATCAGCCGAGAGTGGATTTCATCGTGCCTTGTGGCGCGAGAATGGTATTCGAGAAATCGTATTTCTTGCCCTGCCGGCGGCGCGCTTCCAGATCGGCGGCCACTTTCTCAGGTCCGGTCGATGAGACCGGCGGCGGTGCAGGGGGCGGCGGTTTTGGCATTTTGGGTGATCCCATGGCGGCGGAGGAATTGAGAGCTTGGAACCCGCCGGAGAACCGTGGAATCGCGCCGCGTGTAGCAAACCCACTCCGAGGGATGGGCTTCCAACAAGCTGATCAGCGCGTCCAGTTTCCCGGCGGCAAGCCAGATCATCCACGCATTCCCACTTTCCCGGTATTCCATCGGGGAAAGGATAAACCCGTCCGCATCCTCCACATTCACCCGCCGCGCGAGGATGAATGCTTCCGGCGTGGAAACCACCGCCCCATGTCGGAAGTGCGCGGCAATCACTTCATGCCACGCCCAACCCGGTGCGCCATACCGATGGTATTCCTCCCAAGCTTGAGCGTAGGCGTTCACTTACCCAGCGCGGCCAGCGCCGCTTTCACTTTGCGGATGTTCACTTTCGGCGGTCCCGTCTCCACCGCGGCCATCACCTTTTCGATGTCCAGCTTGGCCGGACCCTGTTCCACCGGTTCCGGTTTCGGCCCGATCCTCTTTTTCCGCCAGAAGGAAAACGCCGGTTTGTTCGGCCCCGGCAGCCGGGTGTTGACGTAGTGGTATTGTCGCTTGCTCAT